ACCCGATGAAACATTCGGCCGGCCAATCCATCAGCGGCTCGATCATCCGACCCAGCATGCGGCGCGTGAGGCGGCTTTCTGCCTCGTTTGACCCGGTGTAGTAATTTGTCAGGGACACGCCGTCAGTGTTGGAGCGATTGCTGCCGGATTGCGCCCCCGGGCGGAACCCAAGGTGACTGAGAACAGTCTCCGCGCCGTACCACGCCATATCGCTGTCAACAATTTCGATGCCCTTGCCGGGGGCCGTTTCACCGGCCACGCGTAGCTTGTTCCCCCCCACATCCGGATAGCCGGTAGTGTTGTTCTTCTTTTCTCGATTGATTGTGCCGCCAACGCCAAAAAGCACATAGCGAGCAGAGCTGTATTCGGTCGATATGCGGCTCTGCCCCGGCCCCGGCCAAATGCCGGTCATCTCGTTCATAGTGCCCGGGCCGTGGGCGTTAAGGCTGGTGACAATGCCGTAGGACGGGTTCGGGCCAAGCCAATCTGCCCAGCTCTGATCCTGCCCCAGTATCCAGCCTGCGTATTTGTCAGCGGCTGTCTGCGCCTTGGCCGGGTGGTGGGCCAATGCTGCGATGCCGGGATCGGTGCTGACAGCCGTTGCCGTGATGGTGTTGGACCGCTCCACGACCGTGCCTTCACCGTTAGATGCCTCAACGTCAAACGCAACAGTCTGGCCAACAGCCGTAGGGGTATACGACGTCACTGCGCCGTAGCCCCCAACGGGAGACCCGTCCACCACGACCCTTGACCGGAACAACAGGTTGCCGCCGGTCCATGTGCCGTAGTCATCAAGCGTGACGGGCGTATTCACAGCGCCTCCGCTGGCAGAAGGCGAAACGGTATTGGTCGGCGTAGTCTCTGCGACTGGCGTTGCTCCGGTGAGGGCGGCCAAAGACGCCTGAGACGCGCCGATAGGATACACCCTGAGCTTGCGCAGGTAGATGCCGGACCCGGCGACAACGCGGTCAAGCGCGTCAGGCAAGGCACCGGCGAATTGCTGCGGAGCTGCATCGTCCACGGAAATGCTGTAGCTGCCACCCTTGATCCTGATCGCCGCTTTGATGATTGAGCCGCCCGCGACCGTTCCGTGCGATGCGTCAAGAATGCTTGTCCCGCTGTCGCTTACATTCAGCCTCATTGCGCCGGACGAAACTTTCGCGGCGGCAAGGTCACTCAAGTCGCTATTCGACAGCCCGGCAACAAGCGCGTCATCACTGCCAACTAGGTAGGCCGGACGGATAAATTCAACGAAAATGGTGTAATCGCTGTGCGAGCCAGTCACAAATGTAGACAGAAGTTTCGTCAGTAGGTCAGCATCGCGCGCCTCGATTACCCCTTCACCTGGCATTATCCCCCACGGGACGCCGCTGCTGAAGGACTGGGCGTACAAGATATGCACGTTTTCCCCCACGACAGCCGAGTGTGGGCCCGGGTCCATGCGCGCGTTGCTGTCCGTTTCCGTGCTGTTGATGTCGAACGAGACCGCACCATACCCGTTGCCAAAGTCGATTTCCCGAATGTTGACCACATCTCCGGCAGCTTCTTCATAAATTCCGATGCTGCCGGGGGTTCCTGCTACGCCAGACGAGTTGCCATTGGCCCTGATCTTGCACATCACCTGCCCGGATGTGCCGATTTTGTAGACGCACAAGACGGGCGTGACCTTGCCCGATACCATGTTGCACCCGTTCTTTCGGGCAGCGTTCCAGACCGCGCCACTAGACGCAATGGTCACACCACCGAAGCGCCCAAAAGCGTTCAGGTTGGCGGCGGTTAGTGTCGCGGAGTTTCCGGACCATCCATTCACATCAACGGCGAGTTCCGGGTGGTCCAAGTGCCCTTGGAGCGCATCTCGAAGCGGAAGTCCTAACAGAGTATTGTCCGATGGGTCATACTCATAGGCCAGCGTGTTGGCTGGGACATCCACAAGGTTGCCGCTCGAATTGATGACTGTCCGCTTGCCTCCTGCCGTCGGGGACCACAAAGCGGTGGCATTCGCAAACGTCTGATCGCCAGCGGTATAAACCTCGTCTACGGCATCGAAGTTCAGCGCCGGGTCAACACCCTCTACAGCGTAAGCGCCCGTGGCGTTGGTTACCGAAAGGCCAAAAGTGATCTCCGCAGTGATCCCGCCAGCCTCTGCGCGAATGGTGACGGGCGTGCCGGACTGAATGCTCGCAACTCCAGTATCGAGCGAAAACTTCTGTTCGGAGTTGATCGACGTCCCGGCAACAGCGGGCACGATTGAGTATGTTACATCCAATGTATCTGACCCTCTAAATGCTTGTTTTATGTCGAAAGTTTTGACGCCGCTGTCTTCCTGCTCGGACACATCGGGCAACGCAGCGATAACGCCCAAAGCCACAGCCTCGGCGGTGGCCGTGCCGCTGGTCCACATCCCCGTGTAACGGTCTGCCATTTTGTTCAGTCGTCCGCTTCGTCGGACTTCATTTGTTCGATTTGCGCTTCAAGTTCGGCGATGCGCGCATCGCGGTCTGCAACCTGCCCGCGAAGGTCAAAGACCTCACTTTGCGCCTGCGCAACTTGACCGGAATAAAAGGCGATATCGGCGTAAAGGTTGCGCATCATCCAAGGCTCACGTGAACTTCGGTGCTGGTTCTGAACAGCCGATCCGCTTCTCCGGGGTTGGATGTTGGCAAGTTGCGCAGGTATATCTCGCCACCAGCGCCGATCTGCAGGCGCTCCTGCCCGTCTGTTTCAAACCCAATGTAGCTGTTGGCCACCGGAGAATTGTTTTCATAATCAGCGGCGAATACCAAGCCTTTCGCGGATGCAATCCTAAACGCCGTACCACTGCCGTTGCTGTTCTGGACAAGCAGGCCGTTCACAACCCCAGCCGCGTTCGCAGTGAGGCCAGTTGCCCCGGTTACGTCAAGGGCATGCGCCGCAGCGCCGCCGCCAATGGAGACGCCGGTCGCGTCCATGCGGAATTGCTCACTGCCATCAACAAAGCCAAGCACCGTGCCGGTTGCGCCGCCTTTGAAGTATGCCGTGCCGTCACCGCTGAACACCGTCCGCACGCTGCCAGTCGTGGCGTCCACCTGATAGATCGGGATGTCCGCAGAGCCGGTGTAGTAATTCGCTATCGGGTCGGTCGTGGTGTTCAACCACACCATCCCCTCAACCGCATACGACGGTCGGCTGTTGCCCGAGTGCTGCGTGTGATTGGCATCCCGCGCCGAGCTTAGGGCAGCGGCCAGCGCTGTCCCGCTTACTTGAACAGGATCAAGAACACCGTAGTCTGATTGGCTCATGCCGTCTCCTTCCACCCATAGCCGCGCTGCTCCCAATCGAATGGGCGTGCCTCGACCCCGCCAGAGCTATTGTAAAACGTGATGGTGAAGCCCGAAGTGGACAGCCCCGTGATCTGGTAATAGTCCCCGTCTTCCATGTTGCCTGCGGCAATGCGGGGGTTGCCCCGTAGGGACTCGAAATGCGGCGAGAACTCAATCACAACCGGGGCAGCGGGATCGGGCGCGGCCTCAACACCCTCAAGCACAGCCGGGCGGGTCTTAATGGCCTGCTCAAGATGCGTGAGCGCTGGAGTGATCCCATTTGACCGCGTGCCCAAAAAGACCCGAGACCTGATGTGCCGGGCCGTCACATCCGCTCTGCCGGGAATGCGCCGCCAATCCGACCAACTGGCAGGCCCGGCCACACCGGTTGGCTCGTACGTGGCATTGTAAAACCGCGCCTCTGCGATTTCACCGTTAAACACCCCGCCATCCTCACCGGACGGCAACGTGATCCCCAGATCATCGCCAATGGACCCTGACCCCGCGCTCACCCATTCCCCCGATGGGAAGCCCGCAGACGCCGCCTGTCCGCCGTTGGTGTTGGTCGTGAACACGCGGTCGTAGGTCGCGTAATCTGTGAACATCAGGCTTACCGTGCCAGCTGACAGGTCAATCCGCCCATATAAGCGCCCGTGACGCCCCGCGTAGTTCGACAATAGCTGTGTTGCATAGGCACATGTGGTTGATGTGTTGCTTGCCGTGTCCCCTACCCGGAAAACAAGAAGCCCATTGGTAACCCCAAGATAGACAGCGCTTGATGTATCCCCGATGTGCAGCAACGTGCCTGACGGACTGTCCGTGAACATCACGTCCATCGCGAACATGAAGTCTTCGTCTTTCGTCACGTCTTCTGTACTGATTGCCTCCCCTCGCGCGCGCGTAAACGCAGGCGCACCAGCGCCACTTTCGGGATCATATCGTGCGGCGCTGTCGTCTTTGCTGTAGCTATATTCAACGTGCACCCGATGGGCATCATAAGACGCCTCCCCGCCCAGCGTCAGCACATCGGCCAGTGACCCCCATTGCGCCATGGTGTTTTGGTCCGACACGCGGTCAATCCTGGGATCGGTCAGCAGCCGAAACGTGTACACGTCCCCCATGTCGTGTTCGCCAAAATAGTAATACCCGTTGCCAAGCAACTTGCGGGCTCGGTCATCGTCTACCCGCACACTGTTATCTGACAACTGCAGAAGCGCGCCACTGACTTCGCAGTTGAACCTTGCCCCCGGGAATGTTGGCCCCTCATCAAACGACTGCACAGTACGGTTGCGCCGATGCACCGGGTCGCTTTCCGTGGCATCTGCGTATCGCGCGCCCTCAGATAGATTGCCCAGCGCATCAAATGGCTTAATGGCATAGCTGCCCTCACGGGCAGGAAACGCCATTGACGAAGACGTGCGCGGCACCTCATCCGATATTGTGTACATCTTCTGCCACTCAGTGATGCCCAACTTCGGATGCGCGCGTATCTCGAAGCCAACAACATCGCTGGGAATTGATGTGTAATCCCATTCCAGCTGCACCATGTCGCCAATCGTGTTCGCACGGAAGTTGTCCACCGCAGGCGGCGGCGCAGAAATGCCCAGCACCGTGATATTGTCGGCGCTGGTCCACTCGGAAACTTCCCCCGCGCTGCCGATGCCGCGCACCTCAACCCGATACGACTTCTTGGCGCGCACAGGCTGCAGCTGGAGCGGCGCGCCCGCTGGCACCGGCTCAGTGTACCGGAACCGGTTCTTCGGCCTGTCAGAGCGCTTCCAGCGCGCCTGCAGGTGCGTTGCGATTACAGCCTGACCATTGCGCGGCGTGTCGGTGAACCCCGCCTCCGCATAGACAAGGATCGCGGGGGCAATGTCGCCCTGGGCCGTCGGGTCAAGCGCGCTTTCGTCCGAAAGGATCTTCGTGATGGTCGGCGGGGGAGGGCCGGTGATTGAGGCCCCTACAGGCTCGGAGATAACAGGCTCATACGGCGGTATCTCATCACCAGCCGAGTAGAACGCTTCGTTGTAGGGCACCATCACCAACTCGGCGCTTCCATCGCCTGCCGGGATGATCTCTTTGACGATGACTTCCATGCTTTCGCCGCCCGGCACGCGCTCGCCGAACATGAACAGGTCGCCTACAGCCATGCCGGATGACGACTGCACGGTGATGCTGCTGTACGTGCCGACCACATCGGTGACATTGGAGGGATTGGTTGTCCCATCCGATTGACGAACCCGAATGCGGTAGTCTTTCCCCGCTTCCATGGTCACTTCCTGATCCAGCGTCAGGGTGTCGCCGACAATGGCCTTGATCCGCCCCGATGTCTGCCCGATCAGCGCAACATCGTTCTGCAGGCGGCACAGGTCGCCGCGCGTGACCCGGATGTTCTCGATATCCATTTGAACGCTAAACGTCTCAGGCCGCAGGCGGGCAGCCGCAAGGTATGCGCGCGCCAGCTTATAGACGTTCCGTGGCGATGTTTGGCCGGGCAGATCAATGCTTTCAAACTTGGTGGCATTAGTCTCGTCAAAGCCATCGTCATAGACGATCCGCTCGTCTTCAATATATCCCTTGTTTTCGTTGTAGAAACGGACCTTGATTCCGTGCGGAATGGCCACAAACGGCATGGACGCTTTGAAATTCCAACTGTTCCTTGGCGTGATGTGCTGGATTACGGTGTCCAGCGGGCGCTGAATAATAACTTGATACTTGCCGTCAATGCGCGCAGGGGCAGCGCGACCCGCCGCCGCCACATCCTGCGCAACAGCCGCAACAGAACGCTGCGTGCGGTGCACCGCATCGTACTTGAAGCCTTCTGCCTCGCAGAACTCATACCACTCGCCGAGCTGCGGGTTGTTCATGCCCGAACGCCCGGTGGGCCGTTTGTTGGCCGCGCCGTCCATCACATACCGGAATGCCGCTGCCGGGTTGCTCGTTTCCTCAGACCCGCCCCAGCCAGAGCCGTCCCAGACCTGAAGTTTCTTCGCGACAATCCCGCTCACCTCGTCGACCACGCCGTTCAGCTGGTCCGTTGCCCGCATGCGAATGGCCGTCTTCGCTATGCCCGCGAGATTGATCGGCGGGGTCGACCCGTCAAACGCACGAAGGGCCGACCAAACGGCGGTGTCCGAAATGTCGGCCCGCCCCTCGGCCTCATCTGCGGGCAGGTAGTAATCTGCGTTAGCCGCGGGAAAGCCATCAACCGGGACAAAGGTATCGTTGTCGATATCCACCCGGCGAAGGCGAATTTGATACTTCCCGCGTGGCAGGTTAGCTTTGCGCTTGGCGAACCGAACAGTCTGCCGGCTGTCATCCGCAACCTGCTCTGTGAACCAGTCTGTCCACTCGCTTTCAGTGGTCCGGCGGTACTGGCCTTGCAGAACGACAATGTAGCCTTCAGGGTTTCCGGTATTGCTGTTGAGGCGCGTCAGGCCGTTCGGGAAGGTGACTGTGATGCCGATGTCGGTCGTGTCGCGCGGGGTCGTCCGGGCCGTGTAGGACGTCCCCAGCTGGACGGACGGCGTTTCCTGATAGGCGTCAGAAGGATACAGCTCCAGCGCTTCTTTAGTGCCGTCAAAATCATGTTCGACTTCAACATCTTCAAAGCGGCTTAGCGCCGTGTTGCCAATCTTGATGTTGGTGACGTTGACGGGGCCATAGCCCCAGATCAACAAGATGCGCAGATATTGGTCATCGCCCACAATTTCAGTGACCGGTGCGCCGCCGTAGGGCGGGACCATCTTGTGACGCCCCAGCACCAGCGGAAATGGCGCGTATGGCTCCAAGCGATTGCGTGCGCCCGTGATTGAGAACCGCGCGTCTTCCTCGGTGCGCGTCACCCGCGCCGGAGAAAACAGCGCCTGCCCAGCGGCCAGCAAGGCAAAGGAAACGACAGCCCCCGCAACGGCGGCACCAGTGGTGCCCAGCGCGCCAATAACGAACGCCGACCCGGCGACCGAACCCCCTGCCAGCGATGCGACCAAGCCGATAATCGACGCCGGGTCTTGCGGCATGGCCTTGAGGCAGAGCGTTGTTCCCGCGTTCGGCCTCACCGCGTGCCACATCTCGCGCGGGACATGCGTGTCATTGACAAAGGCTTGAATGTACTCACGCACGGCAGGATCAGGCACCAGCGTGTCCACGATGCTTTCAACCGTGCCAACCGGCATCTTGCAGATCAAACGACGCTCAGGGTTGAACGGTGTCAACAGCGCAACGACGTTCACCTGCGCCTGAGGCGGTGATGCATCGTCAAGCAACGCGGTACGCCCCGATTACGCGGTTCTTGAACTGAGGATCGCCAACATAGTCACGGATGTGCGAGCCAGCACCTTTCTCGATATGCAAGACATAGCCGCGCTTGGTGACAACGCCACAATGCATGTCCCCCTGTCCGCCGCGCATGTGCAGGACGTCGCCGCTGTGAACCTCACTCAGATCAATCTCACGCCCGTGCGGCAGCCACTGGTCCGGCACGGCAACTTCGCCAGCCTTGACCGCCCATTCATCAAAGTGCGGGAGCTTGTGCCCGAACACCTCGTTCTGCACCAAGACAACAAGCCCCCAGCACGAAATGCCGCGCCTGTCCTTGCCGTTCCATTTGAATGGGAGGCCGATGTAATCATTCCACCACATCAGAATATTCCAGGCACCGTTCCGGGCGTCATGATGTCGCCGGGGAAGGGCTCATTGACATAACTGTTGCGTGTCAGAGTGCCGGTCATCACGTCCACATCGTAATTCACGTTGGTCAGCTCCAGCCCCGTCTCCGACCGCAAGTGCGTGCTCGGGCTGGACGCCTTGATGTCGTGCATGTCCACGGTGATGCGCTCCAGCGACCCCAGCACCGACCGAAGTTGCTCAACAATCTCGCTTGTAGCATTGGGGATGCTCAGTCGGCCCACGGCGTTGATCTGATCGGTGTCAGGCGGGAAAACGGCGATGAATGGAAACGCGGTATAGGTGTCGCCGCCCGATGTGATGTCTACCGTGTTGTTCACAAGTCGAACCGTGTCGAAATCGGGATGGCTGATCTCGATCAGGGTCAGAAACACCTCGGGCGTGGATGCGGCGTTCATGTCCCCGGTTGTTGCGGTGGAGATGTCGCGGCTCATGGGAGGATCTCCAGCGACAGGGATACGCGATACTGGTCTGTTCCCGATCCGCCATCACCGAAGCGGTGTTCATACTCCGGTGGCCGCATGAACCTAAGGCTTTGCTGCGTGCCGTCCCTCGGATCGGCCTTCGTGAACGGCAAAGACCCGCCGCCCAAGGTGGTTTCAAAGAAGGCGTCAAGTGCCGCGCGCTGCGTTTGATCCGTCAGGTATATGGTGCCTGTCAGGTACCGCGATGTGGCGGTGAAGCGCCTGCGGGTTTTGACAGGTCCGGCATCCATCGGGGTCCGCACGGTGCCGTCTTGCCCAACGTCCTTAAGACCGACCTCAAAGTCGGGGAGTGATCCGGGCCAAGTTGCCATGCTCTAACGCCTCACCAGTGCCGGGGACGCCTGGTACGTCTTGTTGAATGATGTGCCGACCACCCCGCCTTGCGCGATGTCTTGGGCAACCGCTTTGAGGATGATGTCAATGCCACCGGACGCATCTTGCTGCACGTCAACACCTGCGTTTGCGTAGTTTTGCACTTTGACCTGCACAGCACCAGCCGCAGCAGCTTTGACTTGCGAGCCGAGTGTCGCGCTTGCGGCTGCAGGTGGCGCACCAACGATGCCCCCAAGAAAATCCGTGATGCTACCCGACAAGGGGTCTGCAACCGTCCTTTGGAAAAAGTCCTGCGCGGAATCAAGGAATATGCTTGTCGCAGCATCGACCGCCGATCCCAAAGCGTCCGCGCCCTCGACTCCAGCCCGAAAAGCTCCGGCCAGCTCATCGGATACTTCGCCAGCAAAATCGTTTAGCTGTCCAGTTGCCTCTTCTAGGCGCTCACCCGCATCAGCCAGCGCACGGTTGTACGTTTCTTGGTTGATGTAACCACCCTGAAGCAGAACGTTCAGCCGGTTGAATTCTTCGTTGTATTCCTCTTGCGCGGTGCGCGTTGCGTCAATGACCCGTTCGGCCTCGCGCAGAAGTTCGTTGCGCTCCCTTTCAGCCTCCGAGATGCCGCCGCCACCGCGACCACCGCTCGCCCTGCGGGGCGCATCACGGACCTCGGGCGGCAAAAGCCCCGAACCCTCGAACCCCTGATCGAAGAGCGGCACGCCAACGGATACGCCTGCAGCGGCCCCTTTCAGCCGCTCCATAAGCACTGCCGCGCGATCAACCTCGTTTGAAAAGGTGATCATTTCCGACAATGCGCGTTGAAGCTCAGGTGGGACGTCCGAAAGGCTGACGTCCATTTGATCCAGCAGGTCAAGGATGCCAGACAATTGCGCCTGTTGGTCTTCAAACGTACCAGCGGCGCTGAGCGCCCCAAGACTGTCTTCCAGAACCCTTGCCTGCGAGTTTGTGACGCCAAAGGCGTCCTCAATGCGCAGCAAAGTGTTGCGATAGGCCCTGCCCGCGTCCGTTGCTGTCGTGAAGCTATCGACAACGTCCATCGTGATTGAAAGCTGATCGCGCAACGCTTGTTCTGCCCGCGATGCGTTCAACTCCGCTTGCGCCAGTGCAAATTCGCGCACCCGCTCCGCTGCAGTGCCGTAGTTCTGGATCAGGTCGTCCAGCGAAAGGTTAAGCGTGTCAATCGGGGCCTCTAGGCTGGTCATGACCACTTCAAGATCTTGGAGCGCGTCGTCAAATGTTGTGGTGTTGCTGGCCCCTGCGAGAAGCTGAGCGGCGAACGGCCCCAAGACGCTGATCGCGGCACCAGCCGCAATCCCTATCGTGCCAAACGCGAGACCGATGTCTGCCGCCTGAATAGTCAAAGCCTGGAAGTAGTTGCCAGTGACGGCCCCCTGCTGTGCGACCTGCGAAAGGTTCAAGCCAACTTGGCGAAGAGGGCCTGCGCTGGACTTCATGCTGGTGGCCATGCTTTTGGTCTGACCGGTGACCTTGGAGACCTCCGCTTGCGCACCAGCACTGGCAGCCTTCACCTTGTCAAGATTGGCCGCGCCCACAACCGCAGTGTCGGACCGAACATCAATAACCAGTTGGGCGATATCAGTCATTTATTAGTGCCCTCCTGCTAACTGGGCCTGACGGTCATTCGGTAATTCGCTTGAACGCGCCGGGAGTAAGCGGGGCGTCCGCAATCTTGTCGTCCCCACCCGCCTCGGACTTTGCAGCTGACGCTTCGCGCCAAGCCTGATCCATTCTGCGAATGCAGTGCCGGAATGTGCTGAACTCATTCTGGCCAACGCGCCCCAGCATTAGCCACCTGTCGATGGAAGCCGCCGGGATCGGGCCAGCCACACTACCGATGCTTCGGTCGTTGGACATTTCCCAGAACGCGGCCAGCCACTCATCAAGGCCCGGCAAAAGGCGGGGCGGCCAAAGCTCATCAGGGACGGGGGCACCGGCCCGCTGATAGGTTTCGCGCCGCATCTCGGCAAAGTCGCCATATGTGACCTGCCACCTTACGGCGCTTTCTAGTTTCCCGCAGATTCCTCGTCGCCTCGGGACCGGTCCACGACCCCAGCCGCATAAGTCACCGCATCAGAAAACGGCATGTAATCGGGATCGGTCAGCCATTTTTCCGCCAAATCACGATTGTACCCGATGGCTTCCCCCGCATCGGTCAAGCCGTCCCAGTCCAAGAGGATTTCCTGCAACAAGACTTGTTGAACCACCTGCACCTGCGCGTCGATTGTCAGCCGACCGTCGCGGTCGCGCCCGTCGTTTGGCACAGCACGCTCCAGTCGGGCACGCAAGGCGCGGGCTTGCTGGGACGTGAAGCCCCGGACTTTCAACCTCAGGTCGCCCATGCCGGGGATATCGGAAACCCAGCGCCCGCCTTCGACAGCTGCGCTGTCTCGCTTGACTGATTGAATATCCATTAAGCGGCTGCCAGTTCAGGGCTGTTGGAGTTCACTTCGACGTTGTACTGCTTCATAAAAATGGACGACGCAGTCCCGCCGACGCGGCGCTTCGATGTGACCAAGCCAACCCAAAAG